GTAGTAGTAGTTCTCGTCAGCTGCCAATCCACCAGCACCGTCAAGCTCAACGAATGGGTTAGCTACTAGACCATAACGTGTCTTAAAGCCAATTTTTGGCTGGAAGGTGTTAGGATCTACAGCACGAACCATCTGGAGAGGAACGTATGGGCAGTAGAATAGACCAGCATCAAAAGCAGATGTACCTTTGTAACCAACTACGAAGAATTGGTTAGCATTGTTTGCATTGCTTGAATATGGGTCAACGTAAACTTTGTACTTACCGTTAAGAACACCAGCGAAAGTTGTAGAAGCCTCATCAACATTCAAGTTCGTTGAAAGAGCTGGAGCGTAATCAAGAACGCCAGCCATTGCAAGAGCTGAAGCCACATCAGAAGATGTGATGATGAAGTTACCACGACCACGTCGGGTTTGTTGAGCAATCACGTTTGCTTCTCTTTCGATTTGGAAAAGAAGACCTTTGAATTTCTCAACAGACCAACGACCGTTTGAGTCGGTGTCAAGGTCAAAAGTACCAGCAGTAGTTGTACCAGCTACAGCTCCTGGCTTAGCAGTTGTGTAGATTGTACGAACAACTTCACGGTTGATCTCAGCAAGAATCTCAGCAGACAAAATGTTGCTAAGTTCAGCTTCTGCGTCAAGACCATGAACAGATTTCATATCTTGAGCAAGTTCGATTGAGTACTCAGCTTTCAAAGCACGAGTCTTAGCTGTTACGCTAGTACGCTCGATTGAGAAAGCCATTTGGTTAAATGCGCCTGCAAGAGAAGCACCTGATCCAAGAGCCTCACCCTCACCTGTTGATGTACCTTCACCAGTGGTGTAAGTACCAGATACTGGGTTAGAACCAGCATGAGTGCCTTCACCTGAGAAGTCAGTGTCAGCTTCGTTGTAAAGAGCCTCAGTACCGCCCATTGTGCCATAGCGTGACTTCATAGCGAAGATCAAGCCAGTAGGCTGAGTCATTGGCTGAACGCCAGCAACATCATAAGCGATAAGTTGTGGCATAGCACGACGAACAAGTGAAATCAATACTGGGTCGAATTTAGCCATTCCACCTGTATTTGGAAATGCACCTGAATTGTTTGTAGGAGCACCAGCAGCTTCTGACAAGAGATCAGCTTGTTTGCCCATCTCACGCTCTTGGTTCTCAAGAAGAACTGCTGTTACTTCTCTACGATAGTTATCTTTAATTCCTGGAAGAGAATCGTGGTCAAGTACTGGTGCCCACTTCTCCATTAATTGTTTGCGATCCATTTGTAATACCTTCTTTCTTATCTAAAAGTTGTTTTGCCTAGAGCCTGTGCGTAGCGATTCATTGTCTCAGAGAGAACTTTCTGCTCAACAATTGGCTCATCTGACACTACAGATTTAACATCTGCGGTTGCCTTTTTAACAAAGTAATTTTCACGAATTGTCTGAAGTTTCTTAGTGAAAGACTCAACGTCTTCGTAAGAAAGTTCTTCAGCAAGACCTTTGAATTTCTCAACTTCAGTATCTGTCAAACCTTCTGCAGTCTCTTCGATAGTTTGTGAACGCTTAATAGCATCCAATTCTTTCTTAAGACTTAGGCTAGACTCAACAGACTCATTAAGTTTAGATTCAAGTTCTTCAACCTTAGACTCCATCTCACCTAAAACGTCATATTTTTCTTCAGGAATATCAATGTAGTGCTCTTCAAAGAGAGACTTCAAACCACCGATAAAGCCTTCAAGAATTTCAGACTTCATACCAGATTCAAGGGCAAGTGCATTCTGTTCCATCCACTGCTCGACCATAAGACCGAGATATCCATCAACTTTTTCAACAAGACCCTCTTGAATTTCTTCTTGAGCTTCAGCAAGTCTTTGCTCATAAGACTCTTCGAGCTTAGAGACTTCTTGCTTAACTCTTGAAATAACTGCAGCTTCAAAAATTGTAGCTGCTTTAGTTTTAAACTCTTCCGAAAGCTCTTCACCGTTAACAAGTGCAGCAACATCTTCAGAAACATCAACTCTGAATTCGTCTTGCTCTTCTACGATAGCTTCGTCAGAAACTTCTTCTTCTTCTTTGAGTTTATTCATAGACTCTCCAGCACCACCTTTATCAGCTACATTAGCTTTTTTGGTAGTAGCGTTAGCAGCAGATTTCTGATCAACAACAGCATTCTTTTTGTTGTGATCATTGTCTGGATGTGCGCCATCGCCTTCAAGTTTATTCATAGACTCAGGAGCAGATGCGTTTTTAGTTGCCGCATTTGCTTCGTCTAGATTTTCTTCTGCGATTTGCTCGTGATCAACCTCTTCGTTTAACTTTCGGCTGTTTTCGAGTAGTTCGCTGATTTTTTCTTCGATAGACATTCGTTTATCTCCTGTGAATTTCTATTGAGATCCCTCAATAATATTATTTATATTATTTTAATTTTTGTAGAAAATGTTGGAATGCCTGTATTTTGGCTTCCTGTAACTGAAGAGACTTAGCTCTTTTAATTCTTAACTTCATCTCTTCAAGGTCCTTTTCCACGAATTTACCATCAACAAAAGCCCACTCTTTTGATTCCATAACACCTTCTACGAAAGCGTCGGGAGCAGAGGGATCTGCAACAATATCTGCGGCAGTAGCAAGGACAAAATCATCAGCAACTTCTGCAACCCCATCCTTACCTTGGCGCAGAGTGCCCATACCTCTAGAGGAAACACCAATTGTAGCACCTTCATCAAGAAGATTCTTTACAATTTTACCGTACGGTGTATCCATAATTTTTGCTTTACCTATAAAGTTATCACCATCCTCATATAATTCTTTTATCATATGTGAAACACGATCTAAATTAATAGTTGGTGAGTCAGGATGACCCAATTCACCAAAAGCACGGTTCTTGTTAACGTATTGCTCAGTATATCTATCAACTTCTTTTTTGAGAGTTTCTTTTGGATAGACTCGTCCGTTACGATTTTTCATATTGGACTGGAGAAAAACTCCTTTAATAAAATAGTCTTTACCCTTACCCTCTTTCTCTTCAGTGATAAATTCTACTGACTCGTTTAATTCTTTAATTAGTTTCATTTTTTACCCCTTATGCAGAGATCGAATTCGGATCATCGTAGATACCATACTGTTCAGGCTGAATCTTAGTATTGTATCCTGCTGCTTTCCTTAATCTTAACCAGCACTCTGCTTGTGCGCCTGAGATGGTAACAACAATATCTTGATCATTGTTTACAGTGTCAGATATCATCATCTGTCCACCAAAATCTAATTCTCCAGCAGCATTAGCCTGTAACGTCATAATAGTATTAGCACCTCTGGTTATGGTAATCACGCCACCAGAAGCACCAGTCCATTGAACTGAAGTAATATTGACTCGTTGAGATCCAGCACTTGCTGCTAATTCTGTAGCAGCAACCAAATCAACATCCAAATCAATTGTTGCTGGAGCAGCAGTTCCTTCGACTTTGACAACTGCTTCTGTTTGTGTTTTCTTTAATACGGTTTTATTAACAGCCATCTCTATTCCTCTATAAGTTCTAACACATGAAGAAAATTGTCTTTACTTTCTCTCATATATTCAACAATTTCTTTTTGATTCTTAAACAGCTCATTTAATTTTTGCTGTGTACTTTCAGTAATAATAACAATACTACCATCAGAAAGTTTATAATCTAGTTTACCCTCTAGTATCTGATCTAAAGTATTCAATTTTTTTATATCACATACTACAGGATCAACTGTAAATAATTTGGAAGAAGCTAGTTCTAAGTATGATTCAATAAGCGTATCAGTAATTTTTGTATCGTGGTATTGACTTATAATGTGTGCTATTGTATCTTCTTGTAACTCTTCGTATGTTTCAATTTTAATATCTTGTTCTATTTTTTCAGATAAGTATAATTGTCTGCAATATTCTTTAGCTTCTTCCAAGCTTTCAAAACTTTCTTCAATCTTATCATTATCAATAAACAGCTCTCCCTCTTTGTAATGAGCGATTCTACCAAATGTAGTAAAAGTCTCTTTACCTTCTTTTAAATTACGGTATAGCTGTTTGTAATACATTAAGCTTCTACTTCTTCTTCTGAGTCTGTCTCATCAACAATTTCTACTTCTTCTGTATCTTCTACAGCTTCTTCTTCAGCAGATGCTTCTACGTCAACGTTATCTTCCAATTCTTCGTCTGCTCTAAACATACTTTTAGCTACTTCAATACGTGTAGCATCTAAAGCATCAGAAACTTTACTTGCCATAATATCAGCAAAAGCAGTTTCAGCGTTAGCGTAATCTGCATCAGCGATAGCAGAAATTAAATCTTTAGTAGTTGTCATTTCTCTTCTCCTTGTCCAGTATCAGATCCTGCGTCATCTCCATAACCAGCATTGGACAATGCACTTTGCTGAGCGATTTGCTTATGTGCAGCGAGAGTGCCATCTCTCTCAGCATTGTCAAAATGTTGCTTTTCTTCATCTTCAATCTGAGCGTCGATTTCCTCGATCATTTCACCAGATTGACGTAATACATTTTGTCTAACCCAATCAACTGAGTAGAACTTACCGAGATATGGTTCAACTTGCTGTAACATATCAATACGCTGTTTCAGTATCTCGTTTTCTTTTAATTCTGTATAGTAGTTATCTCGCTTAAAATCATAACGAATGAAAGTTCTTAAATCTTCCCACTCATCAGCTCTAACTACTCCCTTTGATATTAACTGAACTCTTAGAGCATCAGTAAATATCGAAGCAAATTTTCTACGTATTCTTGCAATAAACTTACTAAACTTAACTTCGTCACGACTAATTTCTGTTGCCCTTCCAAGACCAAAGGTCTGATCAGGATTCATACGTGACATAGGCACGTTCAGTGATTGATAGAGTTTCTTTTGGAAGTATTCAATATCTTGAATCTCTCCAAGGTTTTGTCCGCCAGGAAGTGTAGTAA